TGTGACACTCTGACCACTGGCACAAGGGTTATTTCAAATGCCCCAACAGATGCCTTATAATATTCTCAGTTCACATAAAACTGATGACTGACCTTTCCCCCGCCGCGCAGGCGGTGCTTAATGCTTTTCTTGAAGAATGGGATGTCTATGCTGTAGACAAGGCACGATATGCCCTTGACGCTGCCCTTCGCTCTGCTGCGGATCAGGTGGTACCGGATGGCCCAAAACCCAATGCCAATTCAGACTTCCACCTAATGAATTGGGCCAAGACTCTCGACCAGTATTACCAGCGCCAACAAACCGGCGATGAACTCCTCGCCATCGCCACCGATCTGGAGGGTAATGGCAATGGCTGATTTTTCTCCCGCCGCGCAAACGGTGCTGAACGCTGCATATCGAGAAATGGATTACGTCCCGCGTCGCGACGTTCAGTGGGTCACCGCTGCTGCTCTTCGCGCTGCTGCAGATCAGGTGGTGCCGGTGGAACTAGAAGACAAAGACCTGGATTTCAGTAACCCTGACGACAAATCCGAGTGGTACCAATGGTCCCAGCGGCAGTGCACCCGCCATCAACTCCTTGCCATCGCCGACGAGTTGGAGGGTAAATAAAATGAAACAATTACTTCTTCTCCTTCCTCTTACATTTCTTTCTGTTCCAGTACATGCACAACAAGTGAATCAATTTGCAGTTTGCACTCAGAATCGGGAAGTATATCAACCTGGTGGATATGATCAGTACGGGAATTATGTGACTGGCAGAGTGACTGTTCAAACTTATAATGTTCCTTGCAATTCTGGTAATCAATATTATAGTAATAACAATGATGGATGTCATCCCACTCCCACTATTCTTGGTGCATTGCTTGGTGGGGGAATTGCTGCTAGTATGAGTCGTGGTGATGGTTATGCCTGGTCTGTTCCTATTGGTGCTGCAATTGGAGGTGCTTTGTTCGGATGCAATTGAATAACTTGGATCGTCTGATCTTTATTTCATCACTTATTTTATTTCTTCATTGGTCATGCAATCTATTATTGAAACTTCTGGATATGGTTATAACAAGCGGATCTGTGAAAATGTTACCGTTTGGTTTTTGAATAAGTTTCTGCCACGCCATCAACTTTATATTGAGATTCAACATCGTGGTCTTAAACGAGAATTTGTTTATGGATATTGTGATTATATTGGAGAATCTTATCGTCCTCGTGAGTTTTTGATTGAATTGCAGACTCACATGGATAAGCAATTGTATATAAAAACTTTGTTACATGAACTTACTCATCTTCGACAGTGGGTGGTAGGTTCTTTGCGAGTTTGTCATGGAAAAATGTGCTATAATAAAGAACCAGTCGAAATTTATGACTATGAAAACCAACCACATGAAAGAGAGGCACGGGAACAAGAAGAAGTGTTATATTTGGAATATTTGATTGAAAAGAACCATGTACCAGATTCCAAAGTGGCACACACCTTTCCAAACCGTCTAATATTGACAGTATAATTATGAGGTAATCACTGGAGATTTCAAAATGACCGAAGATTTTGTAAGACTGAATACTCATGAGATTAGTATTCTTCTTTCTGCACTTCAATCTTTAACTGTGGGTGATCATGAAGTGATTAACAAAGATTATGGAAGTGCCCCCGCACTGTATAATAAGTTGTATTCAATTTATGAGGAGATGTATCGACCTCATTATAAATTGACACCACCCAATCGCCCTACCACTGGATTTGGAATTGCATCATGAACAATCAAGACCTTCAGGCATTTATCATGGCATTTGACGATTTTATGAAACATTTTGATGCGGAAGAACTCTACTATGAGGGGCGTATGGTTTATGAGAATCACCGTGCCGAAGCACTACGTATTCAAGAGCAAGAGATTGAACAACTTGCATCAAAATACGAAGTAACCTGTGACTATTATATGATGGAATTTATGTGATTTTCTAAAATGATGAAAAAACTTCTTTTCTTGCTACTTTTGATTCCTGCACCTGCATTTGCTGGTCAACCGTTCAAATATCAAACCACTTGCACATTAGATTCGCATAATGTTCTAACGGAAGATGTCTGCACTGTGGTAGAGGTTCGTGAAAGGGGTGGAGCACTCAAATCACGCAACATTTATTCTAATAGGTTATCACTGACAATCAAATCCTATTTTAACAAAAATAATGCATTTATGACTTGGGATAGTTACAATAAAATGGAATATCCTTGGGAATATAAGATTGATTCAGTCAAAGGAACTCTGGTAATGCCTGGAGTTTATCTTAAAGAAGTTTCCTGGGATTGAGATGAATCAGAAAACAAAACTTCTTTTTGCAATGATGCAGGTTGATAATCTAACCTCTCTGATTGAAGGTAATGAGTATCAAAAGTTTCTTTATTTACATTTAAATCAAGTGCGGGTTGAACTCAAAAGACAGTTGACAAATCTCACACATTCTACTAAAATAAATAATGATGCTCTAATTAGGTGACACTATAGAGTAGAGGAGGAGCAGAAATGCTCCTTTTCTTGTATAAATACTATGTCACCTAATTTTAGAAGCAGTATGTCTAATCAAGGCAAGATTTATTGTGCCCATTGTATTTTTACTGGAAAGAAATACATTGGACAGACAGTTAAAAATAACCTGAAATATAGAATAACAGAACACTTTGCAGATTGTATGAATTATAATCACAAGTTTGCAAATGCTTTAGAAAAATATGGTAAAGATGGATTTATTTGGGGCGTGATAGGAGAGTATGATATTTCTTTGTTAAATGAAATGGAGATATATTGGATTAATGTATATGATACTTTTAATAATGGATATAATACAACTACAGGAGGAAATCAAGGAAGAGAATATTGCATAAAAGAATATCTTGTAGAAGAACCAAGCGCTCAAAGAAAAATAATTAAAAATCTATCACAATATTGTAGAGATAATGGATTGAATATTGGACATATTCACGAAACTCTTTATGGGAAAAGATTGCACTATAAAGGATATAAACTTATTCCAAGAACTAATGAAGAGATTAAAAAATATGAAAATGAAAGATCAATAAGAGAAAATACAAGTAGGAAAGGACTTTCCGGAGAAAGAAATGGTAGAGCAATTCTTGATTGGAATAAAGTTTCTGAAATAAGAAAACTTCACACAACTAAAAAATATAAAAATCAAGAAATAGCAGATATGTTCGGAATTAAAAAAGTAACATTTGAAAAAATAGTTTCAAATAAAATATGGACAGTCCAAAAACTGCACACTTGACTTTTAGTTGAAAATCTCTTATGATGTATTCGTTAAGCAAATGAGGTTAATGGCACAAAAGTTTCTTTACATCGTAGATCATGCAATCGGATTTCCAAGTTCGGAATATGGGGGAATCTGGAATGTAATTGCTGATAATGATGATGATTGTTTTGATTTAATTTCCAACACATCTCAATATGAAGGATATGAAGAATGTTTTGGAAAACTTCGTGAAAATGTCATCAAAGCACAAAGATTTGCTCTTGCAAATGATCAAACATCGCGCATTGTGGATTCATTTACGACATGATATTGGAGTTTTTACATAAAGCACCAAAAGGTTATTCTTATGAATTTGAGACTTGGAACGCCAGTACTATTCGCATTATGCTCCTTTGTCATCGCAAATTTGATTATAACCTTGGTGCCAGTACCTCAACTGTTTGGGGATTCTACAATCCAAAGAAAAGAATCTATTATGCACCAGTGAATGTAAAGACAATTGGTAAAGAAATAGATATAGAGAATACTACTCCTTATTCAGCAATGCCAATTAATCAAACTGCATTGGAAGCGGCATTCTTATGATTACTTTCTATAAAGGTTTGGAGGTTAGATATAATGATTATGTTGGGATTGTTGATTTTATCTGTGAGCATTATATTACAATCTGTTTGAATAAAATGGATCATCGATCAAAAGATGTGTGTATGCTTGTTTATAGACCATGTTGGAAAAATATAAAACTTGGCAAAGAATCAGATAAGTAGCGAACATCGTGGACATTGTGCCAGTTGACAAGGTGGCACAATGCCGACACTAAAGTCCAGACTCTCCCATTAAACTGTTAACAAGCGGAACAAATCCGCATTATCCCGGAAACTCTAATTATGATCACTGCAACTCGTCATCCTTTTGTTATTGCTCGTACCTTCACCAAAGAAGAGTCGAGTGCTATTAGTATGTTGGAACTGGTTCCTTCTGCTGAGGGAAATGATTCCTACGATGTACTGGTGTCCTATCATACCTCTGATAAGGTCTATCGTTATGAGGTTGAGGACGACGCTACTGCTCAACTGTGGTATAGCATCATGAATGACCCGGAAGTGTGTTCTCTGACCTCCTGGGGCACTCTGGTGAACCGTGCTCGTTCTCATGGTGACATTGTAGAAGTGTGACACTTTAAGAATTGGCACACATATTCCTCTAAAAGATTTGTGTGCCTTTATAATATGAAGGCAGTCAACGAAACTCTTCATCAAAACCCATTGAAATTGTTTAATTATGGCAAAAAAATTTAATGTTGGTGATATTGTCACCAGAGAATACGGCAAAAAACCTGCTAAAATTACTTATTATTCTTCTGGTTATGATTCTGATTATCATGGTGGACATTATACTTGCAAATATCTACATAGCAATCAATCATTCACTGCTTACGGCGACGATCTAAAACTTTACGACGAGGAAACTGAAATGACTGCTGATACTAAAACTCTTTATTCTTTCACTGTTGATGGTACTGTTGCTTATGGCACTCACATCGGCACTAACAGTAGCAATCAATATCTGATTGAAGAAAAAGGTACTGGTAAGATTCACGTCTTTGATAAAAAAGACCTAGAAGAAGTTGTACCTTATACCTTCAGTGTATCTGTTTCCGGTAAAGAAACTCATTATGTTGGAACTCCTGGTGCTCTGAAAAAGAATGACATTCTTCTTTATACTGGTACTAATACTCCTCAGGTTGCCGTGGTGACTGCAATTGATACAAAAAATAAAAGTGCTCGTTCTAAATTCAAAGGTGCTAAACTGGTGACTGAGGCAATCTAACCTATGAAAATTCTCACTCTTGCTTTTGGTGTAATTGTCCTTGCTGTTGCTGGTCTCTTCTTTGAGGCATGGTTGCTTGGACTCATTCTGTCTTGGTTTGGTGTATCATTGTCATTCTGGCAGAACTTTGCTATTATCTTCCTTGCCAATCTTATTTTCAAATCTAACGTATCTTCTAAATGAAACCTTTTCTTGCTATTGTAGGTGGTGTGATTGGTATCGGTGCTCTTACCTGGGGTATTGCATATCACGATCTTCTCTTTACTGCATTCTTTGCTCCCAAGTATGAGACTGTTCGTAGGAATACTTATGAGCAATCTAAATCCTTCCGGACCGGAGCAGTACAGGAACTGCAAAATATGCAGTTTGAATATATCAAAGCATCACCTGAGCATAAGAAAGCACTTGCTGATGTGATTCGTCATCGTGCCGTAGAAGTTCCTGCTGATGCCATGCCTTCTGACCTCCAATCTTTTATCTCCAATCTTCCTAACTGATTATAATGACTGAAAACTACCCTGAGTTTGTTCCTTTTCCTAAAATTCCACGTCTTCATAAAGAATGTGTAGTTACTGAAAAGATTGATGGAACTAATGGCATTATCTACATCACTGATGATGGAGATATGTTTATTGGAAGTCGCAATCGTTGGTTGAGTGCAGAATCTGATAATTTTGGATTTCATCGTTGGGCATCTGAAAATAAAGATGAACTGATGAAACTTGGTGCTGGTCGTCATCACGGAGAATGGTGGGGTAGTGGTATTCAACGAGGATACAATCTACAAAAAGGTGAAAAACGATTCTCCC